AGCTAAAAATTACTTTTTAGTCCAAGCTTGCGCACCAAAGAATGCAGCAACAATACCAGCAACAGCAATAAAATATACTCCTGCCATATCGCCTAAAATATCAGCAGCCTTTTCATAACCGATTGCATTAGAACCAATTACGAGTACTGGATATAGTAGCATTCCATATAAAGAAAACCATGCCATACTTCTTTGAGCATCACGCATTGCGTCCGCATCTTCAAGTTCTTTTCTTTTGAACTCGAGATACATATCGTGTTCTTCTTTACTTACTTTACCATCGCCATTTGTATCAGCGGGGTGGTGAGCAACTACTTTCTTTTCTTCATCAGACATTTTCAGATTTCCATAAAGTCCAAGCACCATAGAGTAATCCACCCCATGCTACTAAGTCAATTAAACCACCTAACATCAGGTAGCCACCACAGACAGCAATAATAACACCGCCATCCCATGATGTTCTTTCTCCGATTCTGTCGAGGACCCAATCTTTACCGATATTAACGAATCCTTTTAACATATCTAGATTTAGCATACAAATTCTCCTTTTATTTTTATTTCAAATAAGCATGACTATACAACTATTTATAAATAAACTTTGTGAAAACCAGATAATATAATGGAGTGGTCATGTCAAACAATCTTAAAGCCTTAACAAAAGAGCATCACGATAACGCAGAAAGAACAGAATTTGCAGATATGTTATTGAGTGGTAATATCCCACCAAGACTATATCAACAATATTTAGCTGCACAATTAGCAAATTATTCAGCACTTGAAAGCGCAGTTTCTATACCAATTGAACTTGAATCTATTTTTAGGTCAACACAAATCGAAGACGATTTAATTGAACTTGAAAACATGTATGATTTACCTGAGATTGAAGAACCTTTGAAAAGCGTTGTTGAATATCAAAGACATATCGACGTACTCTACGAAGACGAAAACAATACTGGATTGTTAGCACATTTATATGTAAGACATTTCGGTGACGCTCATGGTGGTCAAATTATTAAGAAGCACGTTCCTGGTAGTGGAGCAATGTATGAGTTTGACGATCGCAAAGGCCTGATCGCTGGAGTAAGAGAATTACTTGACGACAGTATGGCTGATGAAGCTAAAATTTGTTTTGAATTCGCAGAGCGTATGTTTATGGAATTGATAGAACTCTATCATGAGAATCCAGAAGATTATGATAGTAGTGAAACTATTTTAGCTGAACTAAACCAATTCGACGAATGATAAAATCAGAATTATTTGATAAGTTGAGAAACTTGTCGGGCGAGTTAAGGCGCTTATTTAGCTCTCACATGCAAGAAGTTGAGAATCCAAAACATGTCGCAGACCTTGAAGGCTGGAGTGATTATTTTTGGGAAAGCGATACCATACGAAAAGCTCATTTAAAAACAATAGAACCTGTCGGTAAAAACAAACTATGGTTAATGCATATTAATATTTTTCCAAGAGAAAATGTTGATTTACCTATATTTGGTTTAGATATTGTAGCTAATCCGAAAAAAATCTCAGGGTGTTTCTGTGACTATTCTCCTATTACTGGTGGTCACCACCCTTATCTAGATAAATTTAGTTACGAGACTGAGGGGTTAACATGGACCCGAGCTAGAGTCATGCCTGATTGGGCTATGGAAATCTTCAGTCCTAATATTGTTGGTGCAGGTAGTATTCGCGAAGGTGAAGAAACAGAACAACTTTGTAGTATGGCTCACAATCTTGCATCATTTTATTGTATGGAAATGAATAATCCAATCTATACTAAAGACAAAGAACTCAACACACTTGAAGCACAAAACAAATATTGTCGTAATCAGAAAATGAATAAGATGCTACATAGCTCAATCCTTGCAATGGGGATATCCGAAGAGCGTAAAAACCAATATGTAGAGAATGTTTTATTTGAAGAAGTATAACTTCTGTCTAAGTATTTCCAACCATTATAGTAAACCTTAACAAAACTTTAACATAAAAATAGGTCCAGCTGTTATATATAATTGTGTTACCAAGAGTAACAAACCAAAATTTATACCCCCACAGTCAAAAGGAAACACAAACATGAGAAACTTTGTAGTAGCAGTTAGTTTACTGTCAGCTGGACTTGTGTCCACAGCAACCGCAGAACCAAAAGATTACGTAGCAAGATTGAACGACGACGGCCTATATTGTGCAAGAGTCGAAACAATCGGAATTAATGGCTTGAAGCAACGTAAGACACGATGCCGAACATTAGAGCAATGGGAAGCACGTGGTTATGTCGTAAACTTGAGCAAGGACCCGTCAGAGGTAGAATAATGAACATCAAAGCTGTTTGTTATGGATTTCTTGCAATTAGTTTTTTCGTTATGAGTATGATTGGCTTTTTATCACCAGTAATTTGGCCAAACCTTTATCAACCGTTTATGTCGCCAGTCTATGGATACGGAAGCTTTCCGTTAGTACAACATCATGTTGAGATGTGCACTTTCGAAGAGTTTATTATGGACCCTTTGCTTTGCGAAGAACAAGAACTATTTATTGTATAAATAACAGAAGAGCAGTCACCGCTCTAACAACTAAGAGTAATTATATCACGGTAAAGCAAATTACCTGACTACATTATTAAGCTCTTGGTAATAAAAATAATGGTTGACAAACACAGTTAAACGTGTTATAATATATGGGCTTATTGGGAAATAGGCCCATTTTTTTATCCACAAAAATATTAAAAACATGTTGACAATACATTGCTTTTAGTATATAATAACAGGAAATTATGACAAAAAAACAAAAACCAGGAGATAGTGATATGTCCGTTGTCGCACTGACACCAGATAAGATACACCATGAAATTTCTTCTAAATTATCAAAGGGTGTACCATATATTGATGCTCTTGTAGATTTTGCAGAAAAGAACAACTTAGAAATAGAGACCATAGCTCAAATCGTAAAGAAAAGCTCAATTCTTAAAGAAAAAATTAGAACTGAAGCTGTAGGTTTGAAAATGGTTAAACAAGAAGAAGAATCCACACTGAATGAACACATTGATAAATGACCAAGGATTTGAAACTTACATTAAATATCTAGCACTGAAGAAACATTTTACATCTGACGGCTATGACTATCATAAATATAATGGTAAAGTCAGAGCTTCAATGGATAAGTTTCGTACTAGACCTGATGCATATAGTTTTGCAAAACTGTCAAAAAAAGACGATGTAGTGAACTTTATGCTCGCAAACTTTATAAATAATCCAAATATCTGGATTCGCCAATTACTCGATTATGAGGCTGAAAATAGATATTTAAACTGGAGGAAAAAGATTGAGTCATTGACTTATACTTTTAAATCCGAGCTGAAAAATCTAGATGAAGATTGGACAGCTAATTTTATATCAAGGGATGGTCAACATCCTTACATTATGACTCAGTATAACCAGAGGAAGATTTCTCTAGAGACCTTCACCATTCTGGTACATACTGCCAATATTTTTGACTATTGGAGTGAAAAAATTGTTGACAAAATAATCTCACATGATATAATAAGACTCTCTAGAAAGTATAAACCCTTTCTAGTTTATGATGAACGGAAGTTTAAGGACATTATACGTGACCACTTCCAAATTTAATACAACGCTATATAACGCTATACAAGGAGAAAACTATTATGGCAACTACAAACTTTGCTTCGCTTAAGAAGAATCGTACGAAGTCACTCGACGCGCTAAACGCACAGCTCGATAAGATTTCAACAAAATCATACCAAGACCCAAACGAGGGTAAATTCTGGAAACCAACAAGAGATAAAGCTGGTAATGGCTTTGCGATTATTCGTTTCCTACCTGCTCCAAATAATGAGGAGATGCCTTTCGTAAGAATTTGGGACCACGGGTTCCAAGGACCTACAGGGTTATGGTATATCGAAAACAGCTTGACTACTATCAACCAAGACGACCCAGTATCTGAATACAACTCTAAGTTGTGGAATTCTGGTGTTGATGCTGATAAAGACCAAGCTCGTAAACAAAAGCGTAGATTGAAGTATACTTCAAATATCTATGTTGTCAAAGACCCAGCAAACCCAGAGAATGAAGGGAAGGTCTTTATGTACTCATTCGGTAAAAAGATTTTTGATAAGTTAAACGACTTGATGAATCCTACCTTTGAAGATGAAGAACCAGTAAATCCATTCGACCTATGGGAAGGTGCTAATTTCAGACTTAAAATTCGTAAGTTCGAGGGTTACCCGAACTATGACAAATCAGAGTTTGATGCACCTGCACCGCTATTAGATGACGATGCAGAACTTGAACGTGTTTGGAACCAAGAGCATTCTTTACAAGCTCTTACAGACCCTTCTAACTTTAAGTCATACGATGAACTCAAGCAAAAACTCTACAGAGTTCTTGACCTTGCAAATGAAACTCAAGAGGTTTCAGCACCATCACCGTATGAGGCAGAAGATATACAAGCAGATGGACTTGATATTTCAAGCACAATCAAAGAAGCTGCAGCAGCTCCAGTAGCTGAAGCAGAAACTACATCACAAGTAGATGACGATGACGACGACCTTTCAATTTTTAAGGAACTTGCTCGTAACTAATCTAAGGTGGGGGCTCTCGGGTCCCCATATTCACAGGAGAAAGTATGTCAATTAAACAAACAACAAATATGATTGACTTCGACTTTGGCTTTACAGCCATGACAGAAGATGAATTATCAGTTGTACAAGAAACTAAAGCTCAAGCAGAGTCTGCATCAGCAACAGCTGAACAAGCAACTCAAAGAGCTGAAATCATGTATGCGGCTATTATGCCATTGTTAAATAATCTCAAGGCTAACCCAGAAAAAGATTATATCTACTGGCCAAACCGTTATGAGAAACTTGACGCTTTTGCAGATAAACTACATCAAATTCTTAGCGGAGAATAATTATGAGTCTACTTGACAAAATGTTGAAGGCGGGTTCAGTCAAAGGGTCGACTGTCCTATCAAAAAGTTCCTTCTTTAATACCAAAGACCCAATACAAACAGAACTACCAATTGTGAATATCGCATTCTGCGGTTCTCTCAATGGTGGTTTACTTCCAGGTTTAACTGTAGTAGCAGGTGAATCAAAGAGCTTCAAAACTCTTTTAGGCCTGTATTGCATGAAAGCTTATTTAAACAAATATCCAGATGGTGTTGCAATCTTATATGATTCTGAGTATGGTATTACTCCAGAATATCTTGAAAGCTACAACATTGATACTGACCGTGTTATTCACGTTCCAATCGAAGACGTCGAGCAATTAAAGTTTGACTGCACAAATCGCTTGAACGAGATTGACAAAGGAGATAAAGTCTTTATAATGATTGACTCTATTGGTAACCTTGCTTCTCGTAAAGAAGTTGATGATGCCTTAAATGAGAAATCAGTTGCTGATATGACGAGAGCAAAACAGCTTAAATCATTATTCAGAATTGTTACGCCTAAGCTAACAGGTAAAGACATTCCAATGATTGCTATCAACCACACTTATAAAGAAATTGGTCTGTTCCCTAAGAACATCGTTTCAGGTGGTACTGGTATTTACTATTCAGCAAACCAAATCTTTATCATTTCTAAATCTCAACAGAAAGAAGGTACTGACCTTGCAGGGTTTAAGTTCACTATTAATATTGAGAAATCTAGGTATGTTAAAGAAAAAGCTAAACTACCATTTACTGTATTATATGACACAGGTATCCAAAAGTATTCAAGTCTGTTTGACCTCGCACTTGAATCTGGACATTTGACAAAAGCTAATCAAGGATGGTATAATTTAGTTAATATGGACACAGGTGAAATCATTGAGCCTAAGCGTAGACTGAAAGATATTGAACAAGACAATGAGTTCTTTGAAGGACTGATTTCTGACCCAAGGTTTAACGAATACGTTGAGAAAAAATTCAAATTAACTACATTAGAAATGGGAGATGCTGAAGATGATAGAGAAGACGATACTATCGAATCTGATACTGAATGAGGAATATAGCCGAAAGGTTTATCCTTATCTCAAAGATGATTATTTTGATGACTTGTCTTATCGTAAAATCTTCAACACCGTTACGGAATATGTAGAGCAATACAAAGAGCCTCCCACAATAGAGGCTCTTAAGCTCTCACTCGAAAAGCGTAAAGACCTTAACGAAGACACTTACAAAACAATTCATGAGTTGTTAAGTGAGTTCGAAGTTGATAAAACAACTAATCCACAGTTCTTGCTTGACGAAACAGAAAAGTTTTGCCAAGATAAAGATTTATATAACAGCATTCGTAAAAGTATTAACATACTTGACGGACAAGATAATATTAACGATAAAGGTAGCATTCCAAAATTACTATCCGATAGTTTGGGCATCAGCTTTGACTCAAGTGTTGGTCACGACTTTTTAAATGACTATGAAGATCGTTACGAACATTACCACAGAAAAGAAGAGCGGATTCCGTTTGACATTGATATTCTAAACAAAATTACCAAAGGTGGTTTACCTCGTAAATCAATGACAGTATTACTTGCTACGACGGGTGGTGGTAAATCATTACTCAAATGTCACATGGCAGCTAATCATCTGATGTATGGTAAAAATGTTCTCTATATTACTATGGAAATGGCAGAAGAAGAAATCGGCCGACGTATTGATGCGAACATTATGGATATTACAATGGACGAAGTCAATGAGATTCCAAGAGATGTTTATGAAAAAAGACTCAACAGATACAAAACTAAAACCACTGGTAAACTTGTTATTAAAGAGTATCCTACTGGTTCTGTGCATTCTGGTCACTTTAGACACTTACTAAATGAGCTTGAACAGAAGAAAAACTTTAAGCCTGATGTGATATTCCTTGACTATCTTAACATTTGTGCTTCATCTCGTGTAAGAGGTGCTGCAGCATCAAGTAGTTATAACCTTGTTAAGAGTATTGCTGAAGAGGTTCGTGGT